CTTAAATTGAAAGAAGCGCTTGAAGCTGATCCAGAAAGAAAACAAGAAGTGATGGCTAAAAAAGGGGATGTCAGAAGAAGAAGACGTGCAGCAAAATTATTAGATAAAAAAACTTTAACACTTAGCGAAAAAGAATTAAACAGAAAACAATCTCTTATTACTAGGCAACTTAACGATAAAATAAAAGCTAATCCTAATATTGTTTTAAAAAATAAAGAATTAATGGATAAGTTATCTATAACGGTTTCTAGAGATGGAGATATTATTAGATCTAAACCAACCATGTATGAGTTAGAGAAAAGAGGATTATATGAAATAGATCATCAAAGAGATATACGTAAAATAGGTTCAAAAAAAGATTTTCCATACAACAGAAATCTTATATTAGGTCCACATAATAGATCAGGTGGATTTAAAGATATGGCTGAAAAGTTTATTGAAAAAAATCCAAATGATCCTAAAGTAAATAACATTTTAAAAGTGGCTGAAGAATTAAAAATTACTTTACAACCCGAAGTGCCGACGGGAACATTTAAAACAAAAGGTATTGGATATAAACAACTTCCAAATGCTACAGGAAAATTTATAGAGTATGCTAAGTCTACTTTACCTGAATTAGTAAATAATAAACTTACTCAAGTAGGAAAAAAATTACCAACAAAATTAGGTTTACCTCTTTTAGCGGGAGCAGTTGGAATGAATTTATTAACCGGAGAAGCTAAGGCCGATGAAAAAGTTACTTACAATCCAGAAATAGGATCTTTTGTTAATCCTATTACTGAAGATAAAACAAATCAAAATCAATTACTAGAATGGGCTACTGAAAATCCGCTGACGACGATTGCCGGAACTTCAGTTGCTTTATCCGCACAAGAAGTTCCAAGATCTTATTTAATGCGTAGAGGAGTGGGTGACACAGGACCGCTTCCAGGGGGTAAAGGTAAAATTAGATCAGCACTTGGAATTAGTGGAGCTCTTAAACCTTTACTAACAACTTTAGGGACTCCAGCTATGGCTTTAGGGTTTGAAGGATTACTAGGTAAACAAAGATTAGAAGAAGGCGAAACTATGTCTGAAATATTAACAGATCCTTTAGGACCTTCTTTAGGTTTAGCTTTTATGGAGCCTTTATCTAAAGCTGCAGGAGTTGTTAGAGGTGCACCTAAGAGAGGATTAACGGGTATGTTTAAAAATTATGCTGATTTATCTAATGTAGGAACAGCTCGACCAGGCTTAACAAGTAAAGTTTTAAGATTAGGAATGAGTCCAAGAATGATTGCAGGCGCGAGTAGATTTTTAGGACTACCGGGATTAGCCTTAACTACAGGATTAGCAGGATATGATGCTTATAAAAATTATCAAAATCAAGAAGGAATGATATATAATTTATTCAATGAATAGAAGAAGTTTTATAAAAGCCCTTGGCGTTTTAGCTGCCACACCAGCATTAGGAAAATATTTAAATATATTTAAGTCTGCTCCTATTCGAGAAGGTATTGAACAAGTCGTAGAACAGGCCCCAAGTCGTGGTATGGATTTTTTTAATTTAGTTATTAAAAAAGTAATGGATGAAGGAACAAAAATTGACGAAGTAGATAGAATTCAAACATTTAGACATCCAGACAGACCAGACATTAAAGTAGAATTTGATATGGCATCAGGTGGAACCAGCGTTTTTTTTGATAGTGATCAAGGCATTAAATCAATGGGCGAAATTATAAGTGATTCAGAAACTGGAGCTAAAGAATTANTAGAAGCTGAAGAAATAATAAGTCCTTTGGGAAGAGATACCCAAGAAGGCATTAGAGGTGGAGTGGAGAATTTAGAACGATTTATCAAAAAGAAATACGCTAAGGGTGGATTAGTAAGTTTGACAACTAACTCAATGACTGCTAGTAATAAAGCAGGTGTTGAAACATTATTCGAAAGAAGATAGAATACCCCTATGGCCACTATAGACAAATCATTACCCAATACAGATCCTAACGCTGTTGAAGACGAAACAATTGTTGAAACAGAAAAAAAAGCTGAAGTTATTGAAACTCCACAAGGACCTGTAGAAATTGAAATGGATGAAGCAGGAGGAGCGGAAGTTTCTTTTGATCCTAATGCAGTTGATCCTGCACAAGGTGGAGATCATTTTGAAAATTTAGCAGAAAATTTAGAAGATAGTGATTTAGATCCCATGGCTTCAGATTTAATGGGTAAGTACAAAGATTACAAACAATCAAGACAAGACTGGGAAGAAAGCTATAGAGAAGGTTTAAATCTTTTAGGATTTAAATATATTACTAGAACAGAACCTTTTAGAGGAGCAAGTTCTGTAACTCACCCTGTTTTAGCAGAAGCCGTTACTCAGTTTCAAGCACAAGCTTACAAAGAATTATTACCCGCTGACGGACCTGTTCGTTCTCAAATTTTAGGAGCAAGTACAGTTGCTAAAGAAGAACAAGCAAAACGTGTTAAAGATTTTATGAATTATCAAATTATGGATCAGATGAAAGAATATGAACCAGAGTTTGATCAAATGCTTTTTTATTTACCCCTAAGCGGCTCAACTTTTAAGAAAGTTTATTATGACGATCTTTTAGGAAGAGCCGTATCCAAATTTGTACCTGCTGATGATTTAGTTGTTCCTTACTCTGCTACTTCATTAGAAGATGCTGAAGCTATTATTCATGTAATTAGAATTTCACAAAATGATTTACGTAAACAACAAATTGGTGGTTTTTATAGAGATATTGATTTAGGAGAACCTCCAGTTCAAGAAAATCAATTAAAACAAAAAGAATTAGAACTTGAAGGTATTACGCAAGCCGGTCAAGAAGACATGTTTACTATTTTAGAAATGCATGTCAATTTAGATTTAGAAGGTTATGAAGATGTTAATCCTGAAGATAATGAACCTACAGGTATTAAACTTCCTTACATTGTAACAATTGATGAAGCTAATGGAAAAATTTTATCCATTAGAAGAAACTTTAAAGCCGAAGATCCATTAAAAAGAAAACAAGATTATTTTGTACATTTTAAATTTTTACCAGGATTAGGTTTTTATGGATTAGGTTTAATTCATATGATTGGTGGTTTATCTAGAACAGCAACCGTTGCTTTAAGACAACTTTTAGATGCCGGCACTTTAGCTAACTTACCGGCTGGATTTAAAACGCGTGGAGTTAGAATGAGAGATGATGCTCAACCTTTACAACCAGGAGAATTTAGAGATGTAGATGTTCCTGGTGGAAATATTAGAGATCAATTTATGCAATTACCCTTTAAAGGACCTGATCAAACATTATTACAATTAATGGGTGTAGTTGTTCAAGCGGGTCAAAGATTTGCCTCTATTGCTGATACTCAAGTTGGAGATATGAATCAACAAGCTGCTGTTGGTACAACTGTTGCTCTTCTTGAAAGAGGATCAAGAGTTATGAGTGCAATCCACAAAAGATTATATGTAGCAATGAAACAAGAATTTAAATTGTTAGCTGCGGTATTTAAAACTTACTTACCACCTGTATATCCTTATGATGTACCGGGAGCAGCTCGACAAATTAAAGTTGCCGACTTTGATGATAAGATTGATATTCTGCCAGTTGCAGATCCAAATATTTTTTCTCAAACTCAAAGAATTTCTATGGCACAAAGTCAATTACAACTAGCGCAATCAAATCCTCAAATGCATAATTTATACCAAGCGTATAGATCAATGTATGATGCGTTAGGTGTAAAAGACGTTAATGCAATTTTACCTCCTCCACAAAAACCTACTCCTATGGATCCGGCGTTAGAACATATTATAGCTATGTCTGCAAAACCTTTTCAAGCTTTTGGTGGACAAGATCATAAAGCGCATATTGATGCTCATTTAAGTTTTATGTCTATCTCCATGATTCAAAATAATCCTATGGTTATGGCAGCTCTACAAAAAAATATTTTAGAACATATTTCTTTGATGGCTCAAGAACAAGTTCAAATTGAATTTGTACAAGAGTTACAAGAAATGCAAGCTATTCAACAACAACTACAACCTTTAATGCAAAATCCTGCTGCAATGCAAAATCCACAAGCAATGCAACTACAACAACGTATGCAACAAATTAATAATTTAATTGAAACAAGAAAAGCTGTTTTAATTGCTGAGTTAATGATGGATTATGCAAAAGAAGAAGACAAAATTAGTAGTGAAGTTGGTGGAGATCCATTATTAAAACTTAAATCACGTGAATTAGACTTAAAAGCTCAACAAAATGCATCTAGAAAACAAAATGATCAAAGCAGATTAGACTTAGATACGATGAGAGCGATGATGAATCAACAAAATCAGGATGAAAAACTGGAACAAAACGAAGAATTGGCTAATTTACGAGCTGATACGAGTTTAGAAAAACAAGCTATGTCAATTGATAGTAAAAAATTCGATTTTGGTAGAAATTTTAAGAAAAATTAGTATAATAAACCTATAAGGAGAAAATTATGAGTAAAGATTGGCAAAGAGGCTCTACATTTATGAATAACGATCCTAAAGTCGTAAAAGAATTAGGAACGAATTCAGATGGTTATCAAACAGACAAAAAATCTGTAGAAATGACTGATCCTTTTACTTCTCAAACTGTTACAGTTAGAGGAACTAAAAGAATGAGAGCTGATAAGAAACCAGTTAAAGCTACTTGGTATTAACATGTGGTTTTCGGCAATTAAATTAGCCGTTTCTGCTGGAAGTAAAATTTACGCTAACAAGCAGAAAACTAAAATGGCTATGTCAGATGCACAATTAATGCATGCTTCTCGAATGGCTGAAGGTAAGGAAGCTTACCAAGGCAAATTGTTAGAAGCTCGACAAGCAGATTATAAGGACGAGGCAGTTTTAGTGATCCTGTCGGCGCCCATAGCAATTCTCGCCTGGGCAGTCGTAAG